AGAAAGTTTTTAGCAAAAATATTGTTTTTTTGTCACAAGAATAAATTGAAAGGAGATGCCTGTGGATTTTTATCAAATCAGAGAACGTTCCACAAAAAACGGAACTATAGAAGTATACCCGGATTTTAAGGTTGGAAGATCAAAAGACCTCATGGTTCGAGGTAAATCTTTCTATGCTATCTGGGATGAAGAACGTGGCTTATGGAGTACAGATGAATATGACGTCCAACGTCTTATCGATAAAGATCTACTCGAATATAGAGATAAGCTAAAACAAAAAACGGATAGTCCCATTCATGTTAAGTTTATGTCTAACTTTTCCACAAACGCTTGGCGTCAATTTCGTAACTATCTAAATAGCATTTCTGATAATGCAGAACAGTTAGATCAAAAAATTACATTTCAGAATACAGAAGTTAAAAAGACTGATTATGTTAGTCGACGCCTTCCTTATGCGTTAGATAATGGAGATATAGAAGCTTATGAAATTTTAATGAGTACTTTATATTTTTCAGAAGAAAGAAAAAAACTTGAATGGGCAATAGGAGCAGTATTAAATGGAGATGCAAAATCAATTCAAAAGTTTATTGTCATTTATGGAGAGGGCGGTTCAGGAAAATCAACCTTCCTCAACATCTTACAAAAACTTTTCGAAGGGTACTATACAACATTTGAGGCTAAGGCGCTCACTGGGTCGAACAACCAATTTGCAACAGAAACTTTTCGTGGAAACCCTCTTGTTGCAATTCAACATGATGGCGACTTATCCCGAATCCAAGACAACACAAAGCTAAACAGTATAGTAAGTCATGAGTATATGACCATGAATGAAAAGTATAAACCAAGCTATATGGCTAAAGCAAATGCTTTTTTATTTATGGCAACCAATCAACCCGTTAAGATAACTGATGCTAAATCGGGCATTATACGTCGTTTAATAGATGTAAAGCCTAGTGGTAAAATTGTACCCGTTGATCAGTATCATAGTTTAGTTTCACGAATCGACTTTGAGTTAGGCGCTATAGCGAATCACTGTTTAAATGTTTATAGAAGTTTAGGTAAAAATCATTATTCAAAGTATAAACCTATGGGTATGATTTTAGAAACGGATATATTCTTTAATTTCGTAGAAACTAATTATTATACATTTATTCAAGAAGAAGGTATTAGTCTTACGCGAGCATTTACCATGTACAAGGAATTCTGCGAAGATTCTTTAATAGACTATAAATTACCACGGTATAAGTTTAGGGATGAATTGAAGAATTATTTTGCTGAATTTCTTCCTGTAACAAGAATTGATGGAAAACAAATAAGAAGTTACTATGTCAATTTCTTAGCTGAAAAGTTCGAAGTAGATAAATCTAAAGATGAACCAGTTCCTAGTTGGATAATTTTAGATAAAGAAGAGTCTTTATTTGACAACCTTGCTAAAATGTACCCAGCACAATATGCTTCTAATAGATATGGGACACCGAGAGATAAATGGGCCGATGTTAAAACGAAAATGAAAGATATTGATAGTAAACAATTACATTATGTAGAATTACCAGAAAAACATATTGTTATAGATTTCGATATTCGTGATGACGACGGACATAAAAATCCAGAACTTAATTTAATTGCTGCTACTGCTTGGCCGCCTACTTATGCTGAATTTAGTAAAAGTGGTGCCGGGTTGCATCTGCATTATTTTTGGGATGGTGATCCAACAACTTTAACAAGACATTATTCGGAAGGAATTGAGGTTAAAGTATTTAGTGGAGATGCATCATTACGTAGAAAATTAACGCGATGTAATGATATTCCCATAGCTACAATAAGTACTGGTATACCTGAAAAGAAAAAGAAAATGATAAACTTCGATGTTGTACAATCTGAAAAGGGGTTACGTGAAATGATTATGCGTAATTTGCAAAAAGAGTTTCATGGTTATACAAAGCCAAGTATAGATTTTATATACAAATTGCTAGAGGATGCGTATAAATCTGATACCCCTTATGATGTAAGAGATCTTCGTCCAAAAGTATTAGCTTTTGCTAATAATAGTACAAATCAATCACAATATTGTGTTGGATTAGTGGCGAAGATGCGCTTTAATTCTGATGATCCGAGTAAAGATTTAGGTATTTACACAACAGATAAGATTGCTTTTTATGATGTTGAAGTATATCCTAATTTGTTTTTGATAAGCTGGAAGTATCCTGGTCGGGATAATAAATGTATAAACATGATAAATCCGACACCACAAGAAATCGAAGACTTGGTTAAGATGAAGCTTATAGGATTTAATAATCGCCGTTATGATAATCACATGCTCTATGCACGTTACTTGGGATATGATAATGAAATGTTATTCCAAGTAAGTAAGAGAATTATTGATGGATATAAGCGAGCGTTATTTAGCGAAGCCTATGGACTTTCTTATACTGATGTTTATGATTTTACTTCAAAGAAACAAAGTCTCAAAAAATGGCAACTTGAACTTGGTATTCATCATCAAGAATTAGAATTTCCGTGGGATGAGCCAGTTCCTGAAGAAAACTGGCCTCAAGTTATTGAATACTGTAACAATGATGTAGAAAGCACTGAAGCAGTATTCGATGCTAGACAAGACGATTTTACTGCTCGTAAGATTCTAGCAGACTTAAGTGGATTAACTGTCAACGATTCAACTCTTTCACATACAGCAAAAATTATATTTGGTAATAATAGAAAACCACAAGATGAGTTTAATTATGTGGATCTTTCTGAAGAGTTTCCTGGATATACATTTAAGTTAGGAAAGAGTTATTATCGTGGAGAAGATCCCGGTGAAGGAGGTTATGTTTATGCAGAACCAGGGTATTATAATCAGGTTGCGTTGCTTGATGTATCTTCTATGCATCCTACCTCTATTATCAACCTTAATTTATTTGGAAAATATACAGAAGTATTTAGAGAGCTTATTGACACACGTTTGGATATCAAGTATGGAAATTATGAGGCAGCTAAATCCAGATTTGGTAGACGACTTCGAAAATACTTTGAGGGAGGAAATTCGCAAGATGCCTTAGCCTATGCTCTTAAAATTGTTATTAATATTGTATACGGATTAACAACCGCAAAATTTCCAAATCCATTTAAGGATGATAGAAATAAAGATAATGTTGTAGCAAAGAGAGGGGCACTCTTCATGATTGATTTGAAGAATGCTATTCAAGAGATGGGTTATATCGTTGCTCATATAAAAACAGATAGTGTGAAGATACCAAATGCCGACAAAAAGATTATAGATTTTGTCTTTGAGTTTGGTAAAAAGTATGGATACACTTTCGAGCATGAAGCTACATATGACAAATTTTGCTTGGTTAATGATGCCGTTTATGTAGCAAAGGATAGTAAAGATGGACATTGGGTAGCTGTTGGTAAAGAGTTCCAGCATCCGTATATTTTTAAAACGTTGTTCAGTAAAGAACCAATAGAGTTTGAAGATATGTGCGAAGTTAAGAATGTTACAACAGCTCTCTATCTAGATATGAATGAGGGATTAAATGAAGATATTCATGATTACCGTTTCGTCGGAAGGGCAGGTTCTTTTGTTCCCATATCGCCCGGGAAAGGAGGCGGTGAACTTCTTCGAAGTAAAGAAGAAAGTTACCATGCCGCTACTGGTACTAAAGGTTATCGCTGGTTGGAGTCTGCATATGTGCGAGAATTAAGAAAGGAGAAAGATATAGATTTAGAATATTTCAGAACATTAGTTGATAAAGCCGTAGAACATATTGAGATGTATGTACCATTAAACGAGTTTATAGATTGAAAGGAGAACTAAAATGGCAAAACAAGAAATTCGTAGCGATCTCGTAGTCGAAAATGCAAAAATCATTTTTCGTAACTTTTCTGGAAAATCAGATAAATACAACCCTCAAGGATTTAAAACTTTCTGTTTATTGTTGGAAGATGACGCGGCAGAAATGTTGCAGCGAGATGGATGGAATATCAGGTGGTTACCGCCTCGTGAAGAGGGAGATTCTGAGCAGGCCTTTACTAATATTCGAGTAAATTATGATGGATATCGTAAACCAAAAGTTGTAACACTTACTTCTTTTGGAAAGACATACTTAGATCAAGACACCATTAATATGCTCGATTGGGCCGAAATTGAAAAAATTGATCTAGTAATTAATCCTTCGTATTGGGAAGTTGGCGATAAGTCTGGACTTAAAGGATACTTGAAATCGATGTATGTAACATTAATTGAAGATCCTTTTGAATCTAAATATCGTGACGTCCAAGGATCCATTAATGATGGACCTCCTCCCTGGGAAGATTAAGTTATATGATCATCAAAAGAAAGCAGTAGACTATTTAAGAACCGGCTCTATTTTAAACGGTGGGGTCGGTTCTGGTAAATCTATGACTGCTCTAGAATATTATCATACAAAAGTTCCTCCATGGATAGGTTTATATATTATAACGACAGCTCGTAAGCGTGATACAAAAGATTGGGAAAGCGAATGCGAAAAACGTTATTTATTTAAACCAGAAGCTGTAGATTCTTGGAATAACATAAAAAAGTATGTTGATATAAAAGAGGCTTTTTTTATATTTGATGAACAGCGAGTGATTGGTTCGGGAGTATGGGTTAAATCGTTTTTGAAAATAGTAAAGAATAATGATTGGATATTATTGACAGCTACTCCTGGGGATACTTGGATGGATTATATCCCCGTCTTTATAGCTAATGGATTTTATAAGAATAGAACAGAATTCATTAAGCGTCATGTTATATTTAATCGATTTGTAACTTTTCCAAAAGTCGATCGATATCTAGAAACCGATAGATTAGAAAAATTAAAACAATATATAACTGTGGATATGGAGTACAAGAAACCAACGGTAGCTATAAATAATGATATTCATGTTGAATACAACAAAGATAAATTAGAGATAGTTACTAAAAAACGTTGGAATCCATTTACAGAAAAGCCAATAAGAAACGCTGCTTCTATGGTTTATATAGGAAGAAAAGTTATAAATAGCGATTCTAGTCGTTTAGGTAATGTGCATAGATTGTTAAATAAACATCGCAAATTAGTTGTTTTTTATAATTTTAATTATGAACTAGAAATTCTTAGAGAATTTAAAAAGTATAAGGATGTATCTGTTTCAGAATGGAATGGTCATAAACATGAATCTATACCTACCTCTGAGAAATGGTTATATCTAGTTCAATATACAGCAGGCAATGAAGGATGGAATTGTACAGAAACAAACACAATTATATTCTATTCTCTAAATTATTCTTATAGAGTGATGGTTCAAGCAGCTGGTCGTATAGATCGTGTGAATACACCATTTTCTAAATTGTACTATTATAGACTTATATCTGATAGTCCAATAGATCAAGCTATTTTGAAAGCACTTAAAAATAAGAAAAATTTCAATGTGAAGCGCTTCGCGCGCAAAACATACACTATAATAGAAGAAGAGTAACATTTACTTACTCTTCTTTTTTATTGAAAAAGGAGTTCTCAATGTTGTTAGAGAGTCACTATCAAAATCAATTAATTCAGAAAATTAAAAAACGATTTCCTGGATGTTTTGTTTTGAAAAATGATCCTACTTACATACAAGGATTTCCAGATCTTTTAATATTATTTGAAGATCGATGGGCTACATTAGAAACTAAAAGATCTAAAGATGCAAGAAAAGGAAGAAATCAGGAATATTATGTTGACGAATGTAATAAAATGTCATATAGTAGTTTTGTATATCCTGAAAATGAAGAGGAGGTTATGCGTGAACTTCAACAAGCATTACAACCTGATTGGTAAACACGCATTTCTTTCTGCTTCCAAGTATCATTGGATTAATTATGATGAAGATCATTTAAAATCTGTATACCTTAGAAATTTAGCTGTAAAAAAAGGAACAGAATTACATGATTTTGCCCAAAGATGTATTCATTTAGGTCAAAAACTTCCTAGATCTCGAAAAGCATTAAATCAATATGTTAATGATGCTATTGGATTTAGGATGACTCCAGAACAAATATTATTTTATTCACTAAACTCATTTGGTTCTGCTGATGCTATAAGCTTTAGAAATAAATTCCTTAGAATTCATGATCTTAAAACAGGGAAGAAAAGAGCTTCTATGCATCAACTAGAAGTTTATGCTGCTTTATTCTGTTTAGAATATGAATGCCAACCAAATAAAATAGATATAGAATTACGAATATATCAAAATTATGATGTTAGTGTTTTAGTTCCGGATCCTATCTTTATCCGAGAAATAATGGATAAAATAATACATTTCGATAAAAAGATTGAAGAAATTCTAAATGTTATGGAGGATTAACATGGTTACAAAAATAATCAAACATTATGGCACACCAAGACGTAGTGGACGATATCCTTGGGGATCAGGAAAAGATCCTTATCAATCGGCTACTAGTTTTTTAGGTGAAGTAAATGATCTTAAAAGAAAAGGTCTTAGTGAAACTGATATTGCGACAGGAATGGGCATGTCAACAACTCAGCTTAGAGCAAAATATCATTTAGCGGGCTTAGAAAAGAGATCTGCGGATAGAGCAATGGCCATTCGATTAAAAGAAAAAGGTTATTCAAATCCCGCTATTGCTGAAAGAATGGGATTAGCAAATGAATCTTCAGTTAGATCGTTACTAGATCCATCCATCCATGAAAGAAAGATGATGACCGTAAATACGGCCAATGCATTAAAGAATGGTATGGAAAATGGTAAGTATTTAGATATAGGAATAGGCACTGAAATTCATATGGGTGTTAGCAGAACTAAAATGAATAATGCTATAGCATTGTTGCAAGAAGAAGGTTATGAAGTCCATACAATTAAAGTTAAACAGCTTGGTACTGATAAATATACTAACTTGAAAGTACTTGCTCCGCCAGGAACTACTTTTGCAGATATCAGTAAAAATCGTGATAATATCCAAGTTCTTGATCATTATACAGAAGATGGTGGTAGAACATTTTTAGGAATCGAAACGCCAGTTATGGTTGGTCGTGATAGAGTTATGATTCGATATGGTGATGAAGGCGGTAAACTTAAAGATGGTGTTATCGAACTTCGTCCTGGTGTGGATGATATTTCTCTTGGAGATAATCATTATGCTCAAGTTCGTGTAGGAGTTGAGGGTGATAAATTTATGAAAGGTATGGCTATGTACGGAGATAAATTTCCTCCTGGCGTAGACATGATCTATAATACTAATAAGCCTCGTGGAACTCCA